CGCAAACAGACATTACGCGGGTAAAACAGCGTCTCAAATCATCCGGTCACGTCAATGACGCGGCTGCTCTCTTTGCAATGCTAGACAGGAAGTAAGACAATGACGACAGTTTCCAAGGTTACAACCTACGATGCTCCGAACTCCATCAGGGAAGATTTGAGCAACATCATCTATGACATCAGCCCGACTGATACGCCTTTCATGAGCAACATCGGTCGCGATACCTGCGAAAACACCTATTTTGAATGGCAGACGGACGTTTTGGCGAATGCTGATACATCCAACGCTGCTATCGAAGGTGCAGACGCTGGTGACGCAGAGTTTGTCCAGACTGTCCGTGTTGCTAACTACACTCAGATCAGCCGCAAGGTTATCTCTGTGTCGGGCACAGACGATGTCGTGAACAATGCAGGTATGCGCACTCAGATGGCATATCTCACTGCTAAGGCTGCAAAAGAGCTGAAGCGCGATATGGAAGCTATCCTCACCAGCAACCAAGCTGGCGTGGCTGGCAATAGCTCGTCCACTGCTCGTAAGACTGCTGGTCTGCCTACTTGGCTCATCACCAACTCTCAGGCTAACGGTGCGACTGTTTCGGAAATGTCCGGTGCTAACGGCAACGGCTATCCCGACACAGCGTGGACTTCGCTTTCCACTTCGACAGACGTTGCTCTGACGGAAACGATGCTGAAGACTGCTATCCAGCAGGTCTGGACGCAGGGCGGTGATCCGTCGATCTTCATGGTCAATGCCTACAACAAGACTGTGGCTTCTGCATTCGCTGGTCTTGCCCAGCAGCGCATGAACTACACCTCGGCAACACCGATGAAGATCATTGCAACGGCTGACGTTTATCTCGGTGACTTCGGTGAAGTGGCTATCGTTCCTAACCGCTTTAGCCCCGGTAACTTCGCCTTCGTGCTTGATCCTGAGTATGCTTCGGTTGCATATCTCCGTCCGTTCCGCACGTTCGACATCGCCAAGACTGGCGACTCGGACAAGAAGGAAATGGTCGTGGAATACGGCCTCCGCATCAAGAGCGAAAAGGCACACGCTGTCATCGCGAACATCATTGCTTCGTGATAACACTGGGGCAGGAGAAATCCTGCCCCTTTTACCTTGGGGATCACTATGGCTGAAGAATACGCACCCGGCTCGTTTAACCTTGGTTATGACAGCGTTAGTGGCACGCTGACCAAGATGCACATCACAACGGATCAGAAAATGATCTTTGAAGATGTGGTTAACATTGACGGGATTGCAGAGCAAAATAAGGCGATTCGGAACAGCATCAGCAATACTGAGCGCCTGCCTGATGGCATGGTGAAAGTGGCATCTTTGCCCATGATGGTGTATCTTGAACTGCAGCAGAAGGGCATTTTGAAGGATAAAATGGCCTTCCGTAAATGGCTTCGGTCTGACGCAGCAGCGCCTTACCGTAATCACCGGATCACAAGCTGATGGGCACGATTACAAATTACTCAACGCTGCAGTCAGCAATCGCTGATTACCTGAACCGTGCTGATCTGACTTCTCAGATTCAGACGTTCATTCAGTTTGTTGAGTCAGACCTAAATACGCGGTTGCGCTGCCGTGAAATGATTGTACGCGCCACTGCAACAAGTGACCAAGAATATGTTCAGCTTCCGGCTGATTGGGTTGAAGCTATCAACCTTCAGATTGTCGATGGTGCATCACCGCTGCGTTATGTGACGCTGGATGAAGGTGACATCATTAACAAGACGCAGCTTCTTACTCAGGTTTCCGTCTATTCGTTGATGAATGGTGCCATTGAGCTTATCCCTGCACCATCAGTAGATGTAGAAATCGAGATGATCTATTACGGGAAAATCCCGGCTCTCACAGATGTAAACACGACAAACTGGCTGCTGACTAAAGCACCAGATGTCTATCTGTATGGTGCACTTACCCATGCAGCCCCATTCCTGATGGATGACCAGCGTATTCCTGTATTTGGCAACATCTACCTGAAGCGCGTCGAAGAACTTAATCAGGAATCCCAGAAATCACTGCATAGCGGTTCTCCGCTGCTTGCTCGCACTAGGAGTACATACTAATGGCTGGTTTTACGAACTACTCTGAAGACTTGGTTCTTGATTGGCTGCTGACGAATGCTTCAGCAACCCGCCCAACCGCTTGGTATGTTGCTCTCTATACGGTTGCACCCGGTGAAACAGGTGGCGGCACGGAGGTGTCTGGTGGCTCTTATGCACGCACAGCTGTGACATTTACTGTTTCAGGTACTGCGCCTACAACTGCAAGCAACAGCGGCGCTGTTGAGTTTCCGACAGCCACAGGCTCATGGGGCACGATTGTTGCGGCTGGCATCTTTGATGCTTCTACAAGCGGCAACCTTCTTGCCTTTGCAAACCTGACAACTTCAAAGACTGTGGACAGCGGTGACGTTCTCCGCTTTAACACTGGCGAAATTGACGTTACGCTGGACTGATAAGCAGTGTCTGACTATGGCGTTGCAGACTATGGCGAAGGTTTATACGGCTCTGGCTATGTCCTAGAAGCCGCATTTACCGCTGCTGCAACGTCAGATGCTACTGCTGCTGCAATCAATATACTGGCTGGGGTCGCCACAATGGCTGCTCAGTCAGATATGTCTGCGAATGGAACACGGGTTCTTCTTGCGGCCTGTGAAGCGGCTGTAACGACATCGGCGGCGGCATTTGCGGCGGATGTTGAAGTTTGCTCTGTTACAATGGCTGCATCGTCTGGAATGGCAGCAGATGCTGTAATCATTCAGACAGCAACAACGACAGTAAATGTCACCAGCACGGCTGCTGCAAACGGATTCCTGATCCTTCAGCCATCGGCTGATATGGCTGCAACATCTGATGCGTCTGCGACTGCTTATGTGGCGCAATTGGCATCCGTTCAAATTGATGCCCAGTCTGATGCGACTTTGAATGCAAATGTAACTTCTTCCTCTGCATTCACCGCTTCTGCATCGTCAAATATGGCTAATTCTGCCATAGTGTACTATTCTGCTTCTGAGACAATTGCTGTTGTTTCTGATGCAACCATGAACGCAAATCGCATCATTGCAGCGTCTGAGACTATTCTTTGTGTTTCAGGTATGACTGCAAATGGTCGGTATTTGTGGGAACCAGAAACAATAGCATCTGAAACATGGACGCCACAATCGGTGTCTTCTGAAACTTGGACTCCGGCTTCAGTACCTGCTGAAAGTTGGACAGTGCAATAAGGACGAAGGAGGCTTCAGTGGCCGATTCATATACAACTAACCTTAACCTCACTCTTCCAGAGGTCGGTGCAAGTCGTGACACTTGGGGCACGAAAATCAACACTGATATGTCATCCATTGACGCTCTGTTTAATGCAGCAGGCAATGGAACGTCTATTGGTTTGAATGTTGGTAGCGGTAAAACGCTGACAGTTGCTGGTACATTTACTGGATCAGGAACAGTTAACATTAGTGGTTCTGCTACAATTACAGGAACACTTGTTGTTCCAACTTCAACATCTCCTGCACAAACCACAGATGGTTCTATGGTTTGGGACAGTGATGATAATCTTCTAACCGTTGGTGATGGATCATCACGTAAGGTGATGACTGATACAGATAGCAGCCAAACACTTACAAATAAAACTCTGACAAATCCAACAATCAATGGATTCACTGGCAATACAGCAGTTGTAAACATTGGTTCTGGTCAGATTTATAAAGATACATCTGGAAATGTTGGTCTTGGAACAACATCACCATCTGCAATGTTGCAAGTAATAGGATCGTCTTCTATTGCAGCAGCAAAACTTCCGAACATTCTTGAAACAGCAACTGTTTCTGCAACGGCAGCAACTGGAACAATTAACTATGATGCAACAACACAGAGCGTGCTGTATTATACAAGCAACGCATCTGCTAACTGGACACTTAACATTCGTGGATCAAGCGGCACTTCTTTGAACACACTTATGGCTGTTAATGATGTCATCACTATTGTTCATTTAGTGACACAGGGTTCAACTGCCTATTATAACAGTGCTGTTCAGGTTGATGGTTCATCTGTCACACCAAAGTGGCAAGGTGGTACAGCACCAACAACAGGTAATGCTTCTGGAATTGATGTATATACTTATACCGTAATCAAAACGGCAAGTGCTACATTTACGGTTCTTGCATCTCAGACTCAGTTTAAGTGAGGTTGATGAATGCCAACGATCATCACACGCGGCGCTGCTTCTGCTAGAGCAATGGGATTGTTTAAGGCAGTTTCTGGAGCTTTGACAGATACTTATTTTAAGTACGTCACCATGCTGCTTCCCGGCAATGGCACGAACGGAGCGCAGAACAACACGTTCCTTGATAGCAGCACCAACAACTTCACAATCACGCGCAATGGAAATACCACGCAGGGCACGTTCACGCCTTATGGAAGCAACTGGAGCAATTATACTAACAATGCTGCATACAACTCTGGCGGTAATTATCTTAGTGTAGCAACCAATGCCGCCTTTGGGTTTGGAACTGGCGATTTTACGGCTGAAGCGTGGGTCTATACAAACGACACAAACAATCAAGATCAATGTGTTATAGACTTCCGTGACGGGACAAATACCCTTTACTTTTATATTCGTAGTACAGCAACACAGATGCTGATTTCAACAAATGTTGGAACAACATCTTTAAGTTCATCTGGTTCTGCGGCGCAATGGGTCCATGTTGCAATTGCACGACAGGGAACTTCTTTTCGTTGTTTTATCAACGGAAGCCTTATTCAAACATTTACGGACTCAACTAACTATCAAGCGACGGCTCCTGTTAGGATTGGTCAAAGATATACAACAGGACCAGATGCGCTAGTTGGATATATTAGCAATCTCAGGGTAGTTAAAGGCACTGCTGTTTATACGGCTGCATTTACGCCTTCAACTACACCGTTAACAGCTATCAGCGGCACATCATTGCTGACTTGTCAGAGCAATCGCTTCATTGACAACAGCACTAATGCTTTTGCAATCACGGTCACTGGCTCTCCCAGCGTCCAACGCTTCAGCCCCTTCAGCCCCTCTGCGGCTTACAGCACCACCACGAATGGTGGCAGTGCGTACTTTGATGGCACGGGTGATAATCTTGTATCGGCGGCATCTGCTACGCTTGGTCTTGGGTCTGGAGCCTTCACTATTGAAGGGTGGTTCTATAGGACTGCAACAGGTGATAGGTATTTATTGGATTACGGCCCAGAGTCCTCAAACCGTATAAGCATTATTGTATTTAGCAATAAACTGCAGGTATATGACACTGGCTATAGGGATAGCGGCTTAACAGTGCCATTAAACCAATGGAACCATTTTGCTATTGTTCGCAGCGGAACAACTGTAACTCCGTATGTGAACGGCGTTGCTGGTACGACTTATACGGACAGCCGCAATCTTGCTAAAACGGCTACTTGGTATGTAGCTAGTGATGACACAAATGCACTTAACATAACAGCTTACATGGCAGACGTGCGTGTAGTTGTTGGCACGGCTGTTTATACAGGTGCGTTCACACCTCCAACAGCGCCTTTGACTGCTATCACAAATACACAACTTCTCCTTAACATGACCAACGCTGGCATTATTGACAATGCAATGATGAACGACTTGGAGACGGTTGGTAACGCGCAGATCAGCACCACGCAGTCAAAGTTTGGTGGTTCGTCCATGTACTTTGACGGGACGGGTGATTGGTTATATGGACCGTCAACTCCAAACGTAGGTTTTGGCACAGGTCCATTTACTGTTGAAATGTGGGTTTATCCTACGTCAAATCCTGCAAATGGTCCCGGCACATTGTTTGATGCCCGCAGCGGCACAAATGCTGAAGGTTGGGTTCTTCGCATTTTTAGCGATTTGTCTGTTGGGTTTTATGATGGTCCCAACAATCTCTATCAACAAACTACGGCAAACGCTGTTTCTCTTAACACTTGGGCATATTTGGCTTTTGTTCGCAGCGGAACAACATTGACTATTTATGTCAATGGAACCTCTGCCAAAACAGCAACTGTGTCCAGCAATCTTGGTTCATCTTGGCCGTATTATGTTGGTAATAACTATTCTGCTGGATACACCTATTACGGCTACATTGACGATCTTCGTATTACTAAGGGTTACGCAAGAACAATCACCGCTTCGCCCACTGCGGCGTTCCCGACTTCGTGAGGTAGATCATGCTTTACTCAAAAGATGGGTCTATCCCTAAGCCTGAAACTGACGGCACTGAAGGTTGGGTTGAAGTGCCTGATCCTCCGATCCCACCTGAAGGCATGGAGGTTGTGTGGTGGTGTCCACCCGGCTGGGTCGTGCGTCCTCCGCAGCCTGCGCCGGAAGAAGGTTATGTTTGGAAATGGTCGCAGACGGAAGAACAATGGAACAAGTACGCACTTGATCCTGCGCCTGTACCGCCTGACCCAACACCAGAACCCACTCCAACTCCTGATCCACAACCTACATATACGGCAGGGACAGCTAGTTTTAGTGGAAGTGTGACTGCTGGACCTGTTATGTACACGGTTTCAAATGGGTGATTTCTATGGATATGCAGTCAATCATCAATGCTGGAATTGCGGCAGGATTTGCTGCTGTCGGCTGGCTTGCACGTGAAATATGGGGTGCAGTTAAAGAACTGCGCAAAGACCTGCATGACCTAGAAGTTGGTCTTCCAAAGGAATACGTCCAGAAGGTCGATTTAGATAAGCGGATGGAACACATCGAACAGATGTTTCAGCGCATCTACGATAAATTGGAAGCAAAGGCAGACAAACCCTGATAGTTTCATAAAAAGAGGGAGATGACGAGGTGAACAAACATGGACCCCGCATCTATTGCTCTTATTTTTGGTGCAGCAAAGACTGCCTATGAAGCTATTAAGACAGGTATCAAGGTCGGCAAAGAAATACAGGGGATGGCGGGTGACATTGCCAAACTCTATGGCTCTGTTACCAGTCTCACTAAGTTATCGTCTGATCCTCCAAAACCTAAAATGTTTAGCAAGGTGTCTGCCGAAGAAATGGCAATGGACATCGTTGTTAAACGTAAGCAGGCAGAGCAGTGGTTCGCGCAAGTTAAGAATGAGTTCGTCGGCACATATGGCATCGCAGGGTGGCAGGAAGTTGAACGTGAGCTCGTCCGCATCCAAAAAGAACAGAAGGCGGCTCGTGAAAGAGCAGCCAAAGAAGCGGAAGAGTTTCAACGGGAAGTGATGATAATCTGTACCATTGGTGGTATTGTTATCTGCATCATCATTGGTGTTTTTATGGTGTTTCTGGCTATCTAAAGAGAGAACATGAGCACTCCTGAAGAAAAACAAGCAAAGATTGCTGAAGATATGGCAGCCAATGCTTCTAAGGGAGCACTGGTTGAAAAGATTGTTTTCGCTGGTGTTCCAATCCTTTTTTCCTGCGTTGTTTACCTGATGAACTCACTTTCGTCGGCAAACAGCGAAATCATCCAGATCAAGGCTAAGATTGCTGTTGTGGTGAATGCCGATAATAAGGCTATCCCTCCACAAGGTACGACTATAGACATGGCTCAAATCCGCGAGCATCTGAGTGAACAGATTGCCAAAGTGGATAAGGAAGCAGCACTTTCACGCGCTGCTATGACTCTTGATCGCGAACGGTCCATGGCTGCGGTGGACAAAAATCGCATGGAAATGGCTGCTGATGCTGCCCAAGCCCGCGCTGCCATCCGATTAGAAATGGCAAAAGGGTTGGCTGAACTTGAACGACGAATTTCTCTTTTAGAAAATAGGGGGAAATAATGGACCTGTTAAAAACATTTGGACCATTGCTCCAAACAGTTGCTCCTACGCTGGCAACAGCCTTGGGGGGACCATTGGCGGGAGTTGCCGTCAAAACCCTATCATCTGCACTTCTTGGGCATGAAGAAGGCACTGAAGATGATGTAAAGGCTGCCTTGGAAAAGGCAACACCAGAACAGCTTGCAGCCGTGAAGCAGATTGACGCTGACTTTAAGGTTCGCATGAAGGAACTGGACATTGATCTTGAGCGCATTGCTGCTGCCGATCGTGATAGTGCCCGTAAGATGCAGGTATCAACGCAGGACTGGGTTCCGCGTATGCTTGCCTTGCTGATTACTGTTGGTTTCTTTGGCATACTGACTTGGATGCTGCT